CAAATCTTTCCAAAGCTCGTACCTGAGAACCAGTCATAGACCTTTCCGGCCCACTCCGTAACTTTTGCTTGGCAGTCTGAGAATTTCTTTCCGATGCCTCCATTGAAAGCAGTGACAAGATTGCTTCCAAGTGTGCTGAATACGGTTGAATCGGATGAACCGCCTATGCCAAATATTCCTTTGACAACATCTGTCACATTTCCGAAACAACTCAACGCTGTCTGCAATGGTGCCGGCAAAAGGGATTTAGATATTCCACCAAGCAAGCCACTGACTATTTTCTCTCCGACAGTATTTATTTCTCCATCATCAGATCCAATTCCAAACTTCTTAGATATTCCCTCTACAATGCTTGTTTTCAACTGGTTCCAAATGGCGGTCCATGATACCCATTTGAACAAATTCTTGAACGTCCACTTGGCTGCAAATACCTTAAAGACTGTTTTGAGGATTGTGTCCCAGTCAATCTCGGACATTGCCGTTCCTACGCCCTTTAGAAGTTCGTACCAATCTACCTCGTCTATCAAAGTGTTAATCAGTGTGCATACACCAGATATAAGGGAATTGATTGTGCCTCCGGCTTCTTTCCAGTCGATAGTCTTAACTGCCTTGTTTATCGCACTCGCAAAGTCACTTCCGATTTTCTTGAAATCTATCTTTGCAAGGAATTTTCCAAGACCGCTGAAAAGTGTCTTGATGCTGTTGCCAAGCGTTGTGCCTACGAGATTCCAGTCGATCTCCGTAATTGCGGTATTTATATTTGTTCCAAGTCCCTCACAGAAAGTATCGAAACCATCTTTGATGGTATTCCAATCGAGTTTTTTCAGTGCTGTGTTGACACCGTTTGCAAAGTTCGTAGCAATATCTTTCCATGGGAAAGTCTTTGAGAAATTCAGTACGGCAGTAAATACACCATTTACAAAACCAGCGAATGTTTCTCCAATGCCAACATAATCAATTCCGGCTATTGCATTGCCAAGCAGATTGCCGATTGCGGTTCCGAGTGAAGCCCAATCCAATCCGGTAACGAATGTCTTTGCAAATAGAATCGCTGAGTTTATTGCATTGGAAATTGCTGTTCCAATTTTCTTCCAGAGATCTTCTGTCTGCAGGGCAGCGTTGATTGCATCTACGATACCCTGTGCAAGTCCCTTTGCGGTTTTATTTATCAGAGTCCAGTCAAGAGTATCTAATGCACCAATGATAAGATCTGCTATTGCCGTTCCGAGACTGCTCCAATGGAAGTTTTCTACAAATGAATCAACGAACTCAAATGCAGAGTTAATAGCTTGCGCTATTGTCACACCTATTGATGTGAACAATCCAGGAGTTTCAAGGAAACCATTCAGGAATGTCGCAATGCACTTCGCAATCTTTCTCAGAGATGCTTTGATGCCGTCCCACGAAATGTTATCGAGGGCTTCTTTCAGTTTCTCCCCGAACATTCTTCCTACATCGTAGAAATCAGCTTCATCCCAAGCATCCTTAATCATCTGTGCAAGATTTTTGTACTTATCCGCAATCTCGTCTGTTTCATAACCGCTTCCATCGGCTCCGCTGTTGCTTCCACTGCCGCTTTTATCATCACTTAGGATGTTAAGCTCATCTATGCCGGTGGTAAGGTTCTTTGCCGCCTTTGCAGCACCATTTAAGGAATCTGTATAATCTTTATTCTGTTTTATTGCTTTGGTATAGAACTTCTTACCTGTGAGTGCTGAGAAGAACTGTGCCAATGCGTTTGTTGCTGCAACGAGCTTCTGAATCAGATAATCCAGAATCGGAGTAACTACATTCAGTATTGGCTCAAATGCAGTTGTCAGTGATGCTCCAAGCTGTCGCAAATCGTTGTAGAGCAGATTTACGTTTTTGTGAAACTCTGTTCCGGCTCTTTTTGAATAAATAACAAGGTTATCGAATCCTGTTTTTACGAGTTCAAATAGGTGTGTAAACATTGAACGTAATAACATGAACGTTCCAAGTCGGATGATTGAGCCGAGTTTCTTTGCAAATGCACCAGATTGTTTTTCTGAAAATCCAAGGCTCTCTCTCACTCTTTTTTTGAGTTCCTTGAATTTATTTATAATTGCAGCAATCCCAGAACGGATTTTGTTCACTACCGTTTTCACGGCAGAAATGATTTTTTGTGTCTCGTTCTTTACGGCATTTGCCACTTGCCTTACCGCATTGATGATTGCAGTAAGGATTGTCAGGATAATACCAATAATCGGTATCGCCGCCTGAACGGCTTCAAGACCTACCGCCATAGACTGGAATCCGGCATTTGCCGCCATGCCCCCGGTTTCAATGGCCGGAAGAATTGATGCGATTCCACTTAATATAGAAGAAAAGGTTCCAAGTCCACATTTCTGTGCTGCATCCCCTATGGACTTAATGGACTTTGCCACATCCTCCATATTCTTAGGAGACTGTGAAACCGTTTCCTTGAACTGCTTAAACTGTTCCTGTGCCTGTCTGAGACCATTCACAGCTTCCTCATACTGACCGGTATCAAACCGTATCTTTCCACTCTCCATACCGCTGACAGTGGCTTTGTACTTATTGATCTGGTCTATGAGTTCCTGAATACGTCTATTAGCCGGATTTGTGTTTGCCTGATTGAGACTTTCGTTTAAGTTTGTCTGTCCGGCTGCTGCACTTTGTCCGGCAGTTCCGAGGTTGCTTTCCTCTTGTGCCAACTGACTTGCCGCTGATGCGGCACCGTTCATTGCTGCCTGTGCCTCTTCTGATGCAGTCGCAACGCTTTCTGTGGCTGCCGTTGCTTGCTGACCGTTCTCCAAAGGCTGTACACGTCTCTGTGCCCCCTCAGAATCAATTCTGATGCTGACGCGATTATTCGATCCGAGGTTTCCAAGTGCTGTGCTGACTTCCTTTACAGTAGCCGCAACCTCTTTTAATTTCGCCGTATCAACTCCTGACAGAGACTTAATGGATGATGCAATGCTTCTCATACCACTTCCGGCATTTTTAAGATCATCTCCAACGCCGGAGAAACCACGCATTACATCAAGAATCTGTTTTAACTTTTCTGTATCTAATCCCTCAGTGATTTTCTTCATTGAGGCAAGAGCTTTTGTTACTTTATCAATACCACCGTCTGCCTTATCAGTGGTGGCTTCTATTTCCAATAAAATGCTATCTACTCTGTTATCAGGCATTTTGCCACCTCACTTCGTAAAACCCTGTCCGTGGGTGGTATTGTTTGTCCGTAAAATAAGAAAACATGGGGAACTGCGCCGGACTTGTGCTGTTTCGGTTCGTCAACCTATCCCCATGTAATCAGCTACTTTTCTCTTCGCTGTCTCAATCGCTTATTATGTTCTGCGGCAAAGGCAGCGAATCTGTCTGCATCCGTCATTTTTGCTCCCGGCGGTGCGTCCTCTGTGCTGTTCATGCTTCTTGGTTGGCTTGGGTATGCCGGAGCATTTCTGCCAAGGAAGATTGCCATGGCATCTACGACATACGAACCAACGGACCACGCCAACGTATCTAAGGCTGTGGCCTGTTCTTTCGCTTCCATTTCTCTCTTCTTTTGGAATGGTTCTAATTTCGTAGGGTTCAATGTCCAAAAGGTCTCATAGGAAACTCCATAAAGGAGAGCGTTGGGAAGCCAAACTTTATTGATAATCTCTGTAAATGTTTTGTATTTACTGAGATCTATTTCCTCTACTCTGTTGCCGCCTTGGTTTTCTTTCCTCCGCTCTTCGGAGGTTCCTCGGCTTCCTCGCCAAAACCCGCGGTTTTCATTGCCTCCGTAAAGGCTTCCATGACTTCATCCATGGAGCCACCGTACTTCAAATGTTCGCTCAGTATCTTTCCGGCTTTTGTAAGATCCTTTGTGCCGGTAAGGACTGCGATGATCGCTCTGATTGTCTTAAAAATCTTCATGTTCTCTCTGGTATCATCATCCAGAAGTCCCATTACATCTACATCGTGATCTTCCAGATCACACATAAGGTTTGTAAAATCGAGATCTGCTACTTTAATCTCTTTAGGTCCATTCGCTGTCTGTAAAATCATACTTATTAACCGTCCTTTCGTTAATCTGTCCTATTTGTACGGCAGAGGACTATTCCCCTGCCGCTGCTTCACTTTTTCACGCTGTTACATAATGAAGAGCCTCTTCGCCCTCATCAGTAATGGAGAATGACATTTCTCTCGCATTGTTGGAAGATCCGCTTGTCGGATATACTGCCATAACACCGGCCCACTCCCATTTGCCGTCAACACCCTCTTCTCCAAACCATAACTGGTATTTATCAACTTTTCCTGCTTCCTGCAGATCCAAGAGTTTCTTGTAATCAGCTTTCTCATACCATGCTTTGAAAGCAAGATCCCCTGTGTCCTCGATACCGTTAATGGTTCTTTTCTTCGTATCGGAAAGTGTTGTAACATCGAGTTTTTCCTTTTCTCCACCGAGATCCGGGTACTCAGTAATGTCGATCAACTTCTCAAATGTTCCGGGAGCATCTGCTTTCTCGTGCATGAGATATGTCACATTTGTACATTTTGCCATCTTCGTTCTACCTCCTTGTGTTTTCCTTTGCCTAAGAGGTAAAGCCTTGATTTATTAAAACCATCGGCAGGCACCAGGCAAGTGCTTTTCAGGAGCGACCCTATCCGATGGAGTTAATCATGTTTCTAATTTTGAGAACCGTGCAAGGAATTGTGATATGGAAGTATCGCTCACATTCTCCACCGGGGAAAAATAGTCGCAATGAAATCCGATTCCTACCATGTATTCTCTTGCGGAGTTTGCAATCTTCCGCGCCTCTGAGGCGGTCTTATTGGAGTAGAATTTAATTTCTAATCCAAGATTGATGCCATCCTCAGTATTTGAAAGTGTAGGTAACGCACCGCTCCCTCCTATCTGCTTGAAATACATATAAGGGAAAGACGGCGGTGTTGCTTTGAACACCTGTCCTCCTTTCAAACCGCTATATTTGTTCTGCAAGTCTTTCAGGAGGTTGGTAAAATACAAATTCACATTGTCCTTAACCATCCTTGAATACCTCGCTTGCTATTTTTTGTGCTTCTTTCCTCAGATATTGTGCCGTCTCGTACATAAACGGTCTTGACGGCATACCCTCTGTAAATCGCCATGTGCCATCATCAGCCGGATAATACCAACCCTCTCTGCCGTCTTTCGTGGTAAAGATTGTTGCCCCGGAATTATACGCCCAGTTCATAATTGCCTTGTACTCTTCGCTTGGGTGGGAACTATCCCTGCCCTTAACTCCAGTACCGAACTCAATGTACTTGCAATACCCTCCGGCACTTATGATTCCAACTCCCTCTGCCTCATCCAGATAACCGATAATGGAAGCTCTTGCCGTACCGGTATCAACCGGAACTAACTCCTGTGCCTTTTCAACTCCGAGGTCTGTAAGTCTCTGTATAAGTTTCTCTGCGCATTTGTGTATACGCTCTTTCCGCTTTTCCAGTTTCTTAATAGCCTCATCTATGCTGTCCGGGTCAAAGGGATTGATTGTTATTTTGTCCTGCATGGATATTCCCCTTAATCTTCCGTATCGCCCATAGATTCTGTTGCAAATCATGTTTCGGGCAGACACATATATAATCTGGTTCTGTGTCTGTGGAACCGTCCTCGTTGAGAGCAGGAACCACATCTATGAAGAGTTTTGAGTATTCATCAATCGGCAATTTCTGTACGGTTGATATGGTCTTGTCATAGACAATATCTTTACCAAACGGGGAGTCCTCTGCATTTCCTGAGTTTGGGCTTACTCTCGCAAGCACACGAACCGGATTTGAATACTTCGGTATGCTCTCCCCGGTAAGGTTGCCATCCTCGTCCACTTCATCCACCGTTCCGTCATAGGTCTGGTAATAAAAAGGGACTTGGTTCAATCTGAGGTCTTTAAGTCTCAGCTTCGGCATTGCCATCCCTCCTTAACAGACCGACATAGGTTTTGGGTGGGATCTTCGCCAAGGCCAACTCAATATCTTTCTTACCTGTCTGTCCCCAGTTCCTGGTAACTCCAAGTTCAGTGTGAGATACAAGTCCACCCCTCGCATCGTCAGAGTTTATGGCTTTCGCCAAATCATAGATTTCAAACTCGTACCGGTTATAAAATCTCTCCAACTCTGCCTCTGTCGGAATATCATCATCCGCCCAAAAGTGTTGATTTGCAGCCTGTTTCTGAGCTTTCACAAGGAGGACGGCAATCTGTTCGTCAGTGAGAGTTTCATCATCTAAAATGACTTTCAACAATTTAGCGTCCATAATCCGTCCTCACTTTCTTACCCTTGCTGAGTTAAAAACTCTGCGATCAGCTTTGCTTTTACGGTTTCTTTCATGTCATACCCACGTTCCGCTGCGATAGCCTTAATCTGTGCTACTGTCAGAGCGTTAAGTTCTTCCTCTGTGTATTTCTTGTCAGTAGCCGTCCCTTCTGAAACCGCATCCGTTGATGTGGAAACAGAAGAATCAACTACCTCGGAACTACCGTTAAGGGTATGACCTGTTATTCCCCCGCTGTACCTGTTGTACCGCTTGCCGTGATCTTGCTAGGATGATCTGTGGAAATATTAGTGAACTTCGCACTCATCCACTCAGGGCCGTGATCCAGACCGATCTGACCGAAGATCTGATAAGTTTCTCCTGCACCTGTCTTTGCAAGCTGCTCTAAGAAGAAATTGCCCTTACCAGGAACCATCTGATGAACAGGAGCCATGATGGACGGATCAAACAGAACTGCAGTACCGGCAGGCATAGTATCGAACAATGCGACTGCTACCTCTCCAAGAGGGGTTACTACAGTCTGTAACTTGATACCGTTGACTTCTCTTCCGAGAGGAACGATAGTCAGGTTGTTCTGCTGTGCATCAAGGTTGAGCTGTAACATAGTGGTTGCATCTACACCGAGAACGATATTGTCTGTCTTTGCTCCCTGATCGTGAATGGACTTTAATCCCTCTGCTACAAGCCAGTAGGTAAGAGGTTTCTTTGCAAGATCGAGTATGTTAGTTGTAATCGCAGTCAGAAGTCCTCGGGTCTGGTTTGCCTCCGCATCAGTAGTAGCTTTCGCGTAAGTACCATTGATGAAAGTGTACTCAATATCCTGTGCGATCTTTGCCATTCTACGAGATACCTGGAACGCAAGTTCATCCATAGGATTTGCCTGCTGACCTGCTACGTTGATACCCTGCAGTGTACCCATGTTGCTCTGTTTTCCATAAGAAATCGCTACGGACTTCTGGAAAATCTGAGTTACGTTGGTAAGCTGACTTCTGGTTACAATTTCCGGCTTTGGAGCGGTAAGGGATGCCGTCTCAGAAATACTAGGCTGTTCGCCTGTTTCTGTGTTGTACTCCTGACCGCAAGTAAACTCTACATGATTGGTTACAAGAGGTCTTGCGCCAATCATAGTAGAGAACGGTGTTGCCTGCTGCCCTTTAGCGAATAACATTCCGCTAAAATTAGGAACAGCGAATGATGTTGCTGTGCCCTGTGCCATAATTCATTACCTCCTTAAAAGTTATGCCTGCTGATTGTTAGCGGCATTTTGATTTAATATTGCAAGAACGGCGGCCTGTGTATCGCCTGCGTCCATTGCCCGCTTGATCTGTGCTGAATAGTCAACCTGACCTACGTTTCCAGACTGCGGTGTAGGCATCTGAGCTAAATACTGTGCACGGATTTCAGATTCTTTCTGCTTATCCCTCTCTGCCATGAACTTAGAGATGTTCCCAGTAACGACATCCATATTTCCCTCATACTCTGCCGTTGCTGTTGCCTTTGCCATTTCGGTAGGCATACCCATACCTAAGTAACGCTCCGATGATTCTGTTACCGACTTAAACTTTTCCAGTTCCTTAACATAGGCATCTCTCTGTGCCGCCTGCTCTGCCTTTGCTTCCGCTTCCTGTTCCTCGGCTGTCTGCTTAGCTCTGAGCTGCTTTCTCAGATTGCCCTCGGATGTGCATAACTTGTCATTGTCAGACTTTAACTTGGCATTATTGGCCTTTTCCTGCGCAAGCTGCGCCATAAGGCTTTCAACTGTAAGTTCATTTCCGTTGTTGTTATCCTCTGGCTTGGTTGTCTGAGACTGCTGTTGTGTGCCGGAAACCTGAGTAGCAGGCTGTTTCTGCGGTTCTGTCTGAGACTGCTGCTGTGTCTGGTTCTGAGTTGCTGTACTGTTTACATCTGCCATAATTGACCTCCTGCGTTTGAACGGTTCTCTCCGTATAAATTTCTGCGTTTTTTTACTTGCGTCTCTGCAAGACAATAGTTGTATGCGTTTGGTAAGGATTTTCTCTAACCCGTTATGTGATAGGGATTTCTCCCTGAATAACCGAAAAATGAGCCGGACACGATTTATCATCACATCCGGCTCACTGGCTCTAACTGTATGAAGTTAGTTTTTCTTTGCTGCCTTTTTGGCAGTGGTTTTCTTGGTGGCAGTTTTCTTTGCGGTGGACTTCTTAGCTGCCGCTTTCTTATCAGAAGATTTCTTCGCCGTCTCCTTTTTGGATGCTGCTACTTTCTTCTTATCGTCCATTTTCTTCTTGCCTACTGCTGCCTTTTTACTTGCTGTTGCCATTTGTTCTACCTCCTGATTTATAATTCCACGCACCGGCAGTTGATTATTTCATCTATCGGTGCGCCCATACTATCATCAAGTGGGAACATCATTTTGTACCCATTGATGGTAAAAGGCTCATTTATCGGAACCGTCTGTCCGTCAGCCTCCCAATGGCTTACCCGGACACGTTCATCTCTCATACTTACCCATGTGTGTGTGTCCTGTTTCTCGGTAAGGTTCTGATGATTGATCCAGTTATATATCCAGTTGGTTTCATTTAAGGCAATCTCTGTCGCTCTGACTTCCGAGAACATCCGCTTGACACTCTTTGGAACATCCTCTTCTTTCATAATGCCACCAGTCATGCGAGATATTTTATAATCATCGTTTCCGTTGGCGTTTGCTACCGCTCTTTCGGTTGCCTCCTGGATGTACTTTGCAAATCTGTATGCCTTTTCTCTTACCTCTGTCTCGTACTGATATTCAGAAGCCATGGCAAAATAAAGATCCATAAGCTCATTTTCATAATCAGAACTCGACTTCTCGTAAAGGAATATCCCGGAGAGAAGATTCATAAACTGTGCTGCGAAGAAATCAACAAGGGCATTGATAAATTCCTTGGCGGTTTTTATCCGGCGGAGCTTATCATCTTTGAGGATATTCATTTCATCAAAGTATTGTACCGGATCATACATATCTCACACCGCCTATTCTTCTACCATTGCCGTTTTGCTCGGCTGCTTTGATTCCTCTGTCTTATCCTTTTCCTCGTTGTTCTCCCCGCCGTTCCCCTCATCATCCTTATAGGCGTTAGGGTTCGGCTGCTGCGTTTTCTCTTCCTTGGATGCAAGTTTTTTCTGGATGCCCTCGATAATGGTCTTACTGTCAACCCATGCCTGCTGAGGATCTGTAAACAGTCCAACAGTATTGAATGAAGTGAGACCGTCTACTCCGGCATTTAATAATGCCACAAGGGAGTTTGTTTTTGATACCAGATCGTATGTCTTGGTTCTGCAGAAACGTATTTCAACGTCTGCCGTCTCTATATCTTTCAGGCCGTCATACGGTCTCTGATCTGCCTTGATTATCTCTATTGCCAAATCAATAATCTGCATTTCCGGTTCCGTGAATAACTGCTCAACGGTCTTTGCGGAAATCTCCAAACACTGCCATCCATTGGATAGCTGCATTGCTCCTGTGGTAGAGCCGCCGCTTGCTTCCTGCCATGACGGAGTAGAAGTAATCTGCTCCAACTGGGAATTGAGATGATCCACAAGTTTCTGTACCTCACTCTCATTCAATGTCTGATTGAGGTAGGTAATCTTTGCTTCCTTGCCGTCTCCAGTGCTCTTTGTCATAATGACACCATCGCCGTCAACGAGATTCTTCTTACCCTCTTCATTTACTTGGCAGTTGTGCATCCAGAGTAAGGACTGAACGTGCTGCAATATATCATTGATACGGTCTGAATCCACAAGGTTCATGGCATCCATGAGGGGAATAACCTTTTCAAAGATACCCATGCGGTCGTTCAGTGCAAACTCTACGACCGGTATTCTTCTCAGTGGGTTCGGAGTGATATTTTCTTTCAAATGATAATCTGTTGTATTAAGCTCATGCTCAATGGTGTAACAGAATCTATCTGAGTATGCCGTAAGGGTAATAGTTCCATCGTCATGTATTGAGTAAGTGCATCCGAGAACTGGCTCTCTGTACGCATCGTTGGAATACACCACGAATGTTGTCAGAGGACTCGGAACCAAAAGCTCAAATGGGGAATAGCGGCTTGGATTTCTGTTCGGCAGCATCATTTGATAACCGACACCACAGATAAATAGGTTTCTTCCAAGGGCAATATCTTTTGCCGCTTTGCTCTGCTCCTGCATCATTTTATTGAGCATGGCGATCTTCAAATCGTCAATATTCTCTCCATCGTCCTCATCCTTTTTCTTCAAAAATCCGAATAAGGCTTTCTTCTGTTTCTTTGTAGGTTCTATTTTTGCTCTCTGTACGAAAGTGATCGGGTTGGAAAAACAATACCCCAGATGCACGTCCACAATCTTTGAAGCATTGTTTTCTACGACTGTGGCATTGAGATCCGGCCTGATTTTCTTTTCACGGTTAAGAATTGGCTGATTGCCTTTCTCATACTCAAAAAGAAAAACTTCCTGTGCCACATTCTCCTGATGTTCCATAAACGCCTTGGAGACAACCGATATGATATTGTCTTTCGTAATCTCCCTCTCATCGGTCATTAACATTCGTCTACCGAGAGTTGGACGGTTGCTTGCGTACATGAAGTTTCCCCTTTCCGAATAAAACAAAAAGAACCGATCAAGTCTACTTGTGACTTAACCGGCTCAAAGGCTCTTTGCTTAATTCTATTTTTATTACTTCCTTACATCCACGGCAGTTTATAAAAATCGTGCCGGATGCTCCGGGTGCTTTCTTGAAAAGAAGTTTTTCACGGTTTGCCCGTGCCTTACATACAGGGCAGTATACGTTTTCCGTTTCCAACATAGCTGCTCCTTTCTGTATGTGGATAGTTGCGTGGATGGGATTTGAACCCACGACCATCTGATTAAAAGTCAGATGCGCTACCGAACTGCGCCACCACACATTACTGGGCGGCTCGCCACCGCCCTATCCTACAATAATGGAGGAACCCATGGCCTCTCGAAAGAGGCAAGAGCCGAGAGTGGGAATCGAACCCACAACCTTTTGATTACAAATCAAATGCTCTGCCAGTTGAGCTATCCGGGCTTACCAATATGGAGTAGCGTTCACTACTCCATATCAAGAAAGGGATAATCCACCAACGTCTATACCAAGACACCATCATTTTAACAAAAAAGGAACAACCACGCATTAGAATATCGGTGAAACCGATATTTTAATGCAGTCATTCCTTGTTAAATGATAAAATTAAAATTTTATGATGTAATTGAGTTCGTTATTATATGTCTTTTGGTTCGTAGTCAATGCAGTAATCATCCCAGGATGTGGCCGCTCCATAGCAATCACTTTCCTCATTGGCGCATATCCAATCCGTTGTCCCATTAAAATTATCATGCCAAGCACATGATCCACAATTTCCGTTACATTCCATTCTGCACCTCCATCAATCTCTGTGCCTCTTCCGGGCTACATACCGTCACTCCGGTTTCTTCCTCACACTTCTTTACCATACCGGTTCCATCCCCGGCATAGCTTTCCCAAATGTGCTGTGATTCTACGAACACATCATTGATGCGCTTATATCCGAATCCATAGGTTCTGTGAAGTGCTATGGCAATCGCAGCATATATCTGTGGAACCATCTGGTCTGCCGCAGTAGCAACGTTCTGTGAGCGGTTTCTTCTGGCGATTTCATTTAGGGAATTTATCAGTTTGTTATTCTTCGCCATATCTTTCCTCCAGTGCATCCTCAATAATAGAGTCCGTGTAAAGAAATTCTTTCATATCTGCTCCGTAGCAAGACGGCTCGATAGGTTCTCCACCATAACAAGCCATTCCGTGAGGACATTCAGCGTTTTCAGGACAATATTCGCAATAATCCTCTCCGTCATGTGTTTTCAACCATTCATCAAGGATTTGTTCGTCTCGATGCTTTTCAAATACCGCTATTGCATCTGCCAGAAAGTCGGTCTGGGCAAACCATTTCAGATCGTCAATCACTTTCCACGGGTTATCGCCAGATACATTCATACAAACTTCATGTAGCCTTTCCATTTGATCGCAGTCTTTATATTTTTCCTCTATTTCTGCGATAGGAGATTTTAATGCGTGATAATTACGAATGTGAACATAATTGAAGTATGCCGAAGAATATTCCCCTACTTCATACTCTCCGGGTTCAAATGTGTGGTTTTGCATCACGATCTGCAAAGCAACCGGAAGCTCGATAATGAGCATTTCGGCTTTTTCAATATCCTCAGCAGCGTATTCTCCACTTTCTTCATCGCAGTGCCATCCCATGATTTCACACACATTCGTTGTTGGGCCGCTGTTCCCGAATGGCCTTTTAATATCTATTGCCGGTCTATACCTATCCTTAGAATCTATTAAAATGGAGATTCTAAAATTAAGGTCTGTCATAATCTTTATGTGCTCCGGTTTTAATTTAAAACTTGGCATATCAACCTACCTCCGTTTCATTCCTCTGACTGTATGTTTCCTTTTGTTTCCCATAAATCTGCCACTTCCCTTTGAACCGCCAAATATGAAAGCGGACATATTTCCACCGGACGGTTTCTGTGTAGGTGGTGTTTCTGACGGTGCCGGTTTATACTTAGGTCTCCATACCATGACAATTTTATTGTCTTTGGGATCCACAAATCCAATACCATTTTCAAAGATAGTAAGATTAAGTCCATGCCGGATGCAGGCCTCTTCGATCTCTTTCTGCACCTCAACCGCTTTTTTCTGTGCTTCTGTCATTATATCTTCTCCTTTCATCGGTCAATCTCACACCTCATCCTCCTAAACTTTCAGTTTTTCAATTTCTTCAAGGACCGTGGTATACTCGGCATTTATAATCTCAATCAGTTTATCTCTGGAATTTTTAATGTTGGCAGCATAGGTTTCCAATATCAATGCCATTGTCTTATTTGTCTCTTCCTGACTGAGTAAGGTCGCTGTATCTCTGCCTCCATCTGCGTGAATATAGAGTTTGGCCTGTCCTTGCTGATCCGCATTGTATGCTTTCATGCTTTGAATTAACGTAGTTGCCTCTGTACTCACGGAATCTATTGTTCCAAGGTATGATCTGCACATTTCATAATTTGTAGTGTTCATATTTCTGTAAACCTCTTTCCGTCTGTCAATAATCGTTTTTTATAAAACCTTTTCGTTGAGCGCAACTCATGCAGTAATTGTATCTGCCGTAAATAATTCCTCCGCATCCCCTGCATTTATGTCCTCGCTCTATTGCTTTCCCATAAGGTTGTCCTAATGCGTAATAGCATTTCCTGCAGTATGTGTAATGATCCTGACAATAACCTCCGCATCTTTGACAAAATGCCATTTTTAATTACCCTCCATTCTATCCATCAAACTCTGGAAGAATTTTTCAATTTCGTCTTTGAGTTCTTTTGAATCTGTTTCAAACACAACCTTGTATTCTTTCTTTCTGCTTCCGTCTTTCAGTTCTATATCATCACTATTTGAATACCACGATTTCATATCAGTTTTCCTCCGAGTATCTAACGCGTTCTGGATTCACTTTCATGGCACACTCCCGGCATATAAATTGATTGGAATGGTTCTTGATAAGGCCAAGATACGGTTTTTCCTCAGAACCGAATTTATATCCGCACGCAAAGCACTTATCTAATCCTCTATTCTTAACTCCGAGTGACTGTCGGAACATTAGTGTTTCTCCGATTGTACTCTGCCACTTGGCGCAATCATAGATTTCATAATTCCTTACGGTTGTTTTTGATATTTTCATCTACCGTCCTAACCTTTCCTGAATGATTTTCTGTCCATCTTCACTCTCATAAAACCTTTGAATTGTTCCGAAACAAAACCTCACTCCATCAGGGATCGGCATATAAGTAAGCAGTTCTCCGGTTTCTAATCGCATTTCGCAGGATTTAATTCCGAAAATCTTTGATTTACACGTCAACTGAAACTTGTGTTTACAGGTCTGTTCTGCCATCGTCCTCTCCGATCTCCGAGAACTTCGTGTATATCCTGTTCTCAGCGTAGTAGATGTTATAATCTTTCTGCCGGAAACTGAGTTCATCTATCTGGTCTGAGGAATGAACAAAGTCTGAAATCTTGGTAATGTCCTCTTTCGATAATTTCTCTGTTGCAACGAACACTACTCTTACGATTTCCGTTCCGTGTCTCTCCACACATTCCAAATCTTCAACAGATTGCAGATGATACACCACTCTTTTGCAGAAATGGTACGGAAACTCCGACTCTGTGTAGCTCGTGTGCATTTCCATTGGAATACCGGCTTTAATGCAGATACCCATAACCATTCCGAGATACATAGGCACAAGAGGATTGTCACTATACCGGTAAAGCGGATCTCCACCGCCGGAGATAGATACGATATTCGCTCCGGTCAATGTAATGGCATCTTCCAGTTTATCCAGACCGTCCACCGTGGATTTCGGCACTTTAATTCCATTCTCCCGGACTATGCAGTAAGGGCATCTGCCGTGGCAACCAAAGTTTGTTATTACACTCAGGTATTTATCCATTGATTGAATCCTCCCATAATTTATCCACAAAGGTCTCTTCTATCCTTGCCAGAACCTTATCAGCTTTCACATCACTTTCAGGAACTTCGAGGTAAGTATATGTCTGCATGATTGCATTTGAACCAAAAGTACCCATGACAAAGGAAATCGGGTTGCCGAACCTCTTGCACAGGAAATACTCTAAAAACTGTTCGTGATACTTATTTGCATGAACGTACACATATCCATGATCGCCATATCCTCTGCCCTCATTCAAATCTGGATTGTAGTACACCTTGTAAACCTTGATTGATTCTCGTATTACCTTTTTATCGTGTTCTTCCGATTCTTTCTCATTATCAAACTCTTTTCCGTCTGATGCTGTGTAGATAGTCCTTTTCTTTACCATTCTAACCTCCAAATATATGCTTCAAATAATTTTCAAATATTCTGCCAAATCTTTTTCGTATTTCAGTGACTTAAAACAGACAGTACCACATTCAGCATCATAGCTGTATTTACCATCTGTTCCGCAATCTCCAAAACCATACCCGCAAATCCCCATATCTTTTTCGTAGTAATCGCACTTATAATTGTTTATGTTCGGTTCTTTATCTTTTCTATTAACCATTTATTTCTCCATAAAAAATAGGTGGTAGTCATTCCGACCGCCACCTACTGTTTCCTGACTTATTCTACTGTGATGCAATCATATCTCTCAGAATTGATTGTGTTCTCCATCGCCTCAACCGGATTGTAACCAAGGTTCTGCAGGATCTGTTTGAATACCGTCACGGACTGTCCGCTTGCAAGCTGCACGCCTTTACGGTTGTGATCTGCATGGAATACATCGTGTCTGCTATTCACATTCCAGAAGATAATGTTAGGGATTACATAATCGGCCTTGCGGAACTTATTTGCCATCTTGTCATAGAACGACCACTCACGGTTTCCGCAATAGTCAATTTCCATATCAGAGATAACAACGATTGCTTTCGGCATTTCCTCCTGCGGAGTATTATGCTTTTTCGCAATTTCAAGAACCCTCTCAAAAGCAGCTTTAAGGTCTGTGTTGCCATCCCAATTTGCTCTGCTCACGTTGCAAATCTTCTGTTCAAGGGTTTCTCCCCTCAGAATAACCGTCTCCGGTCTGTCAGAGAATGTCATAAACAGATTGTGGTATGCACCCACATTTCTCTCTGCAAAATAGATTGCAAGACCGATTGATGTTGCCATAGGTCTGCCTCTCATGGAACCGGACACATCCGCCATAACTAAAGCGTTTGTTCCTTTCTCCACATAATCCGGCAAGGCTTTCCACTGGGCTTCAAGTACCTTGTTGCTCTCTCTGCCGTAAAGGATCTTCTCAACAATATCGTAAGGGAATAGTGTTGAGGCATTGATCTTTACCTCTCCCTTTTCTGCTTTGTTGATAAACTCTCCAAATCTCTCAGCATCATGTTTCATAAATGCCTTGCGGTAAATCATCATCGCACGGCTCGGAACTTCCGGGTATTTGATTTCATCCCATCTTCCGGCTGACATAAGACTTTCAACGACACCGATCTGTTTTCTCATACTACGGACGATTCTCTTGAAATTGTAGACCGGATAGCCTAATTTCTGCGCCGTAAGGATTCCGAGTTTTCTTGTGGCAGAGCTGCTTGCATCTGCGGTCTTAATCCATTTTGCAAGTAAAGAAATTGCATTTCCGGCATTGAGGTTCTGTAAATCTTCCTCAAACTGTTTCTTCATTGCCGCCCACATATCGTCCTCCAATGGAGTACCGATAAGCTCATACAGATCATCATATCTTCCGAACACGCCAACCAAATCAAGGTTCGGTCTGAGTGCTTCTGGGTGTTTCTCTGCCATATAACGGATAATGGTTCTGAAAGTCTTTCTCTCTCCAAGACCGCCACGAATGTCTCTTGCATAAAACGCAATCTTTGTAGCAAAGAGTTTGTCCTGTGCGTATGCCTCCGCAAACAGAGTGGTAATTCTGTTCTCATCAGCCTCTCTCAGCGATCCGATTGTGCCAAACAAATCCAATCTTGCATCGCCAGAAGTATTCAGTGCCACTGCACCATTTTCAGTCCGGGTAAATCTACCCTCTTCTCTCATTGCATCTGCAAAGCTCATGTTTTCCTACCTTTCCAGGACTCTCATTTACGGAATTGAACCGTTTCACATTGTTTTTTAGACATTTGCTTTAACCATTGTGATTGCTGTAGGAGTCCCTATAAAATTGTTTACTGTTTCATTGTCAGGACACTATTGGGGTTTATGATTAACAGTCATATCCAAAAGGGTTGCTGTAAGTGTCCCATGTAAAGTTTTATGCCTATCTGGCTAACTTTTTAAGTTCATACCGCCTGTTATGTATCGCTCCGACAGAACGACCAATTTTCTCAGACAATTCCGAATCGGTAATCTCATGCTTGATTACCAGTGCATCTTCCTCCGCAGTCCACGGATGAGACGGATATAGAAATGACGTTTTGCTGTAATATCGCCTATGCTGTCTCTGACACGCCTTATGATACTTTTCCATATCCCTATAATCTTCTTTTCGGTTCATAGGCAACCTCTTTCTTTTTACATGACGCTGTTTCAAACGGGAAAATATTGTCAATGGAATTTTCTGTTTTGAGAGATTGCTGTAAGCGTCACTTAATTGCCCAGACAGGACTTGAACCCGTATGCTCGATTGCTGTAAGGAACACTCCTGTCAACCATGTTCCCTCCGGTTTACCATAACCGGCAATCGGGGCAGAGACGAGGGGCGGAATCGAACCGCCGACACATGCCTGGATTGGAATGAGATTGCTGCTGAGATCACTAACATGATCTGCGTATTCATATCATTGCTCTACCATCTGAGCTACCTCGCCATGTGGCACATCTTATTGATTTGTAAGGACGTTTGTGCCATCGCCTTGATTGGAGAGAGTTGGATTTGAACCAACAATGAAGCAGGCCCCAAGCTGTAATATTTGCTGTCAGCATCACAAACATGATGTATTGTACATAACTGCCGCGTCTACCGTTCCGCCATCTCTCCATGTTCAGTTTTAATACGGAAATCCGTATCAGTTGCGTGGGAGGGAATCGAACCCCCATCTCTTCGTTACCATCGAAAAAAGAATTATTGCTGTCCGTGTCACATGAAGCATGACAACCGCTCATAATGTTCTCTCCATTGAACTACCACGCAAGATTGCGGAGACAGGATTTGAACCTGTGACCTCCGGGGCATGAACCCGGCAAGCTACCACTGCTCCACTCCGCCATAATGGTTCTTCGCCCCACAAGAACCTCCGAGTTTTCTGCTATGTCGCATTTCTCGCATAATCACTCTTAACCGTCACACAGCCGACATCCTGAACGGTGGACTTGATTAAATATTTCCGTACACTCACTATGGTTTGCTGTGATACACCCTAACCACCGGGTATGCCAATAGGAACTATCTTTCGGGTAATCTCTCTAACCCCAACTGGTTTAGCGTCCGAAGTCAGGACGGCTTTGCCGAGGCCGGAGTTGAACCGGCATTTACACCAACAGGTGTTGCTCTACCATTAAGCTACTCTCGCAATATGCCTATCTGTTTTCGTACAGATGGCAGAAACGATTGTCTTTCACATCGACACAACGGGTAGTTAAAGTGCTTTTCCTTGCAATTACTCTGATGTTGCCTTTAATTATTCCACGACCTCTTGGAAACCAGAGATAAAGCGTTGAGGTCCCTTGGATAGATAAGGAATCGAACCTTACACCGGAATATTACGATAGTCGCAGATTACCTCATGTGTTTGGTGCGTACGGATTTTTGAACCTATCGTATCAAAGGCGGGTGGCTGCCATTCCTGCTTATTCCAATCACTGCACTTTGCGCTGTTGCCACACCAGGACGCACCTTTTCCTCAACCGTACTAATATTGCAGTTACCCTTTACTGCCTACTATCCAATTCTGAGACCTCCTCCACCGGCGGAATACGGTCTCATAGCGGTGCATATAGGAATCGAACCTATACGGCATTTCTGCCGGATGGCTTAGCAAGCCACTCCGCTACCATTACGGCAATGCACCATAACGACTCTATTGGGAATCGAACCCAAATTTTCCGATAGACAGTCGGGCGTAATAACCTTTATACCATAGAGCCATATAAACGCCGTGTTAGGGATTTGAACCCCAGAGACTTTTACATCCAGACGGTTTTCAAGACCGCACCCTCGACCAACCGGACACACGGCAGAGTAGTTTTCCCTTGGTAACGTACAAGTCGGAGATCCTCTTCCGCCGGTCGTAAACGCCCTTTCCTAACCTTTTCTGTCGTGGAGTGTTTTGAAAGAGTAAGTCAAGTGTCTCCAACTGGGATAGTGGGGATCGAACCCACGACACCACGATTAACAGTCGTGTGCTACTACCATCTGAGCTATATCCCAAGAGCCAGTACAGTGAGACTCGAACTCACGCCTCTTCTCGCGAAAAGTGTTCTCCCATTAAACTATGTACTGATGCAGTCCGGCGGCAGCTTGGATGGTTGCCACTACCGAACCGATGCAACGTGTAAGACAGTTGCCAACAAAGGTATTTCATTTTTTAATGTGATTCTCGGACCTTGCACCCCTCCACATGGTTCTCATAATCCACCGACTACATACTCAAAGAACCTCTGGCGAGTCCAACTCTTTATCGCCTTACCTCGGATGTACGTTGTTATCGCAGTTCTCCGCCTCTACTACATTCCTCTGCGCCTGACTAAGCATGACGGCTCGATTGGTTACGGCTCACGCACATCTGTAATCAGGTCTTTCTCGGAAGTTTCCACCGCCGCTTAAATCGCTGTAACGCTCGTGCACTCTAAGCAGTAAATTTTCCGCACCGGAGTTTTCTTAAAAACTCTTGGTAATGAAAAAGCACTTGGTGATCACCGGAACCTCGCCACCGCCAATTTTCTTTCCTGTTAAAGCCGGACTAAGAAAATCAGTTAAGAAATCCGCTCGTCCTACGGTTGGGAATCGAACCCAACTATCCCCGGTCGGGGAACCGTGGCATTAACCGTAACGTAGGCACCGTTGCAACAGTGGTCTTTAGCGTGACTTACGCAAGCTCTCCAATTTTAAGTCCTGTCGGCTTTCCCGGACTACTCACATAAGCCTCTCAGTGAGCATTGCAATCTCCCTATTTAATGATTGCTTACCACGGCTTTCGCCAATACTTTTCAGCCGGAACACTAAACCAACTGTAAACAGTCAGCGCTATTCTCGGTTGAAAATGGGCGAAAGAGGAATTGAACCTCCAATGTTTACCACGAGGGAACGGATTTACAGTCCGCCGCAACACCACCAATCGTTGCCGTTCGCCCGGAATTTTCTTTGTATCGCCAAGAACATTAGGAAAGAAGCGGTGGGAATCTTAATCGCTAGAGCTACACCCACAGGTGGAATCGAACCACCACGCTACACCAAGTTCGCTCCGATCATTTAGCGATTCACTTCATCTTTCAGTGCTTTACCGGCTTTGAACTTAGGTGCTTTGCAAGCCGGAATGGAAATCTCTTTTCCGTTCTGAGGGTTCTTGCCAACTCTGGCAGCGCGCTCAGTCACTTCAAATGTTCCGAAACCGACTAACTGCACTTTCCCACCTTTGCCAAGTTCTCCGCCGACAACTTCCACAAATGCGTTAAGTGCCTTTTCGGCATCACTCTTAGAAAGTCCGGCTTCATCAGCCATAGCCTGTACTAATTCAGCTTTGTTCATTACTTCTTGCCTCCTTTCTTGTGGTCTGCATATATGGAATATGCGATTGCAATTATTACTTCTGTGATTATCGTTGCGGCAACACCGCACCAAAATTCAGGAATATACATCTTTTTGCATCCTCTCTTGTCTGCTACCTCTGGTAGCCGTCACGGTCATGCGGTAGTCATACCGTTTCTGCACTGCACCGCCGCACTCAGCCGCCTTACTTCCTCCGGTGTATCTTGGCGTAGCTTCACTGCCATGGCTATATTTATAGTTTCGTGCCGGATTGCCATGCGTGGACCATCAGGGACTCGAACCCCAGACCGTCCGGTTATGAGCCGGATGCTCTAACCAACTGAGCTAATGGTCCATACCTCACACTTTGGGAGATTCCATGTGAGGTTTCGGAGGTCCATCATAAGTGTGAACCCTCCGATGTTGGATTGCTGTCGGGGAACAACAATTCCTAAGTGGGAAGTGTTGGTGTCGAACCAACTCCTATGGATTTTCAGTCCATCGCTTCTACCGAGTTAGCTTACTTCCCATATTACGGCACTGTCGCTGTGCCGTAATTGTTAGGAGAAACTTTAATGCCAAATACCTTGTGTTCACTCCGCTTAACTTATATCCGTGTCACTTGGTATGGTCGTAGTATAGCGTACTAAACATTCTTTGTCAAGTGGAATAAACAAAATTTTCAAAAAAATTTGTTTTTCTGTGTGTAGTCGGCTTTACAACCGTTTTTCTGAACATCAGAAATCAACTTGCTTACAGGGATTTTGAGAAAATTTGCTATATCGTATATCTTGTCGATTGACGGATAACTTTTGCATTGTTCCCAATCGCTCACTGTATTCTGCGCCACATGAACGCCCGTTGCAAGTTCGTGTTGTGTAATTCCCCTATTCGTTCTTTCTTTTTTTAAGTTGGTGGCGAAACTATATTGTCCCATGCTATCCCTTTCTATATTCCTAAGTCGCTTCTCTTTACTACCTGTCCCTCTCCGCCAAGAAGAGCATCTACAAACTGGGCGAACATTGCCAGAGTGTCCGGCGCATCATCATGTTTATTCTTTCCGAGCTGTGTATAACTGCAAAGGAATGACATCATCACACCGTAATCACTCTTAGGCTCATATTCTGTAATATCCTTGAATATGACGTGTTCCTTAACCCATGAAGAATTGACGATGATCTTGGTCTCTTTGTTCTGAGTAGTGTATTTCTTCGTAATATGGCATCTGCCGCCTTTGGCTTTAACAAGTCTCTCAACTTCATTTGCGGTTCTGCTACCCTCTTTGTTGCTCTCAAACTGTGCCTGCTGTACATGATGCTTAACAAGCATATCTGAGTTGAGTTCGTCCAAGGTTCCAGGGTCGATGTTCTTGAATACCAGATCTTCCAGATAGTATCTGTCTCCGTACTGATAGAAAACTCCGAGGAAGTTGTAGTCTGTACCGGTGTCCTTGGTATCGCAGATTGCCAATATAGAATCCGGTTCTCTGTCCGGCAGTCCTCCGATATATCTCTGTAATTCTGTTGGATGATACAGAATACCCTCTCTCTCAATCGGATCACTCTTGTACAGACAACGGTATGAAACATCATCCATCGACATTTCCATATCGTGGAAGTATTTCTCATCAAATCCAACATCGTAATCGTAATCAAAGTTGCTTTTTCCGGTCTGAGGATCAATGTCTGGAACGGCAATAAACTCTGCTCTCGGATTTCCCTCATACATTCTTTCAAGCCGGCCAATAACATCATGCACACTCCACCGGGTTGCAATGTGGATCTCTTTTGCTTTCTTCTTTTTACGAGATTTAAGGTCTGTGGTGTACTCTCCGTACAACTTATCCAAACGATCAATAGACAAAGCCTCTTCGATACCGGAAACCAAATCATCCACATACAGAAATCCCTCGCAACGGGTAACACCGGTAAGGGAACCTCTGATTGGTCTGCAGGTCAGCGTCTTAAACGGCTGCCATCTTCCAAGGTTTATTGTCTCTTCTTTCGCGTTGTTTCCCTCAAATACAATATCCGGGAACACATCGCTCCAACAATATTCATTACTGGTAATTATGTTGAGAACAGCATCATAGAACATTCTCGTCATAAATCCAGAATGGGAGGACATAAGGTTTGGTGTGTTTGGGTAATGCCCCATTACAAACGATATAAAAAACTCTCCCAGTGTGGTCTTGCCGGTGCCAGGAGGCATTGATATTGATAGAATATCCAACTCATCATCAATAAGCCTCTGCATCTTCTGTACAAGCCAATAAATCTTATTTCTTCGTGGCTGATAGTATCTGTCCTCGGGATCTCTGTTCTTTTCCACATAAAGCAGATAAGAGTCAAAATCCTTATGTTCCTGCGCCAAGAACAAAAGAGCCTTATTGTACAAATCGTAATATTTAATATCTCCTGTCGCACATAGTCTCAGTGCAAGGAATCTGACCTTGTTCGCTAATTTCCGCGAAAGTTCTTTATCTTCCTGGATAACCTCATTTGCCATTCCGAGTAAGGACAGAAGATTGTCATAGTCACTCAGATCGCTTTTCAGAAGCCTTACGATAATCTCTTTATTCGATAGTTCGTGTTGAGCCATGAAAATTCATCCTTTCTCACGGCTCTACACGGCTCTGTAATATACCTACGGCATAACGATTTTAACTTTCGCATCCACAATAATTCCACATTTCATAGGATCATCGTATGTTTCAAACTGAATTGCACCATTTTCTTTAAGTGCTCTACCAATTTTTACTGCCATTCTGTCTTTTATGATTTCTCCCATATTGTCACTTCCTGCTTCAAATATTGTGAGTGTTTTGCGTTCTCCATATGTTCTAATCTCTTTTCTGCCATACACCGATTGCCAACCTTTTAATCGGCGGTTTTCTTCTAAGATTGTGTTATACGCCGCTTTCAGGCGTTTCCTTTTCAGGCGTGTCTCTTTCCGTTGCTTTTTCACGTTTTCCCTCCTGGTCTTTTCTGTCTCGTACACTCTTACTGCAAACACTCAGAATAACCATATTGAGATGCTTATTCTGTTCTTTGAGCTGAGAGTTCTGTTCCAACAGCAGCTCATTCATCTGTGTAATTTCTTTCTTCACTTCGTTGTTGGACTTTGCATCTTTCCAGCCAACAACAATGTAAAGCACCAATATCGCAATCCAAATGATTGCCAAAATAATATCTAACATTCTTTTATTCATCCGGCATATAATAAACTCCGCAGCTATACGCTGTAACATCCGCCTGTCCGTTGCCACGAACCATGATAATGCTATGATCCATTGCTAGGTCCTTTACGGCATCCTCAGATATGTTGCAATTCTTGGCTACTATCATATCAGGAGGAAAAGCATTCCCAAGTAACTGTTCAAATACTTCTTTCCCTCTCTGTTCTGTGTCGTAAGCTGCAAGTGTGTAATCATCGGCGGTAATTCTTTTCCCGTTGAGCGCAATGCTTTTAACGTTGCCGATGTTCACTACGTTGCTACGGTCCTGGTCTACAATATACATCTCTAATCCTCCAACCACTTATTATCAAAATAGCAGAACCCGAACACAGCAGCTCCAATCAGAATTACCCATACAACCCAGAAAATTACCAACCCGGCAGTTCCGTTTGAAACCATATAGTCCACCGCTTCATCTATCGTATCTGCCTGAATGAACGGTGTTCCGTCCTCTATGGTATTATCTTTGAGATTGGCATAGATAACTCCGCTGTATTCCGTGTTGATAACATAGTACAAATACCTCACATGGGACGATTGCTTAATCGTGTCATACAGGTAAGACCCCGGCATCTGGATTTTCCCATACGGAAACTCCACACCAAGGAATGACACCGTTTGACTATGGCTTTCCCAACTATCGTAGTAATCCCACGAATAATATACCTCCGTGGTGTAATAAGTCTGCGTTTTCCCATTTACCGTCCGTGTATGTGCCACCTGTCTCGTATGCCGGTTGTAGTGTTGTTCCTCAACCTTTATGTAGGCAGTTGGTACTCCACCTATGCCCGGATCTGTAACAGGGTCTACTGCTACCAGATTTCCTTTCACAAACGCATTTCCCACATCAGTTCGCATACCGTACTGAAACAGTTCTGCATTTCCATCAATCTGCATGGCTTGATAGTATTCCTGATTCTGTTCGTCATTGTGTGAAGCTATCTTTTCACTAATGAAAAATCCACCCATAAGCATGATAAGGATAATGACGATGCTAAACATCAGTTCACGCACCGTCATATCCCAACCGTTGCCGGAGTAGATTATCTTACTCCCTTTCCTCATAGGCTTATTCTCCAAACAGATTGCTTACCGGCTGTCTGTCCTCTTCGCTGTATTCCAGGTAGTTGTAATTGATAACCTCATATCCCATAATTCCCAAGATCTGCTTATAAGGGAATTTACGCACATATTTCTTATATGCTCTTACCTCGTTATTGTAGGCAGTGCGGTACTGCAGGATCATATTCTCTGTGGTTGAAAGCTCATTCATCAGTTCCTTGTAATTCTCATTGGATTTTAATTCCGGGTATGCTTCGGCAACCGCAGCTATGGAAGTTGTCACATTCTCAATATCTGTGGTGCTGCCATTGTTTCCTCTTGCTTCCACGACATTAAGAAGAGTCTCTGCCTCATGCTTATCGTACTCCTTGACGCAATCTGCCAGATTGTAGATAAGATCCGTTCTGCGTTTCTCCTGTGCCTGAATATCAGAGTCAGCCGTAAAGACCTGTTCCTCCAACGAAACCGCTCTGTTGTTGGTACTTACAAAAATTCCTGCTATCAGTAATACAAATGCGGCTACGATGCCGACAATAATCCCTGTTCCTTTATTTTTCATTGTTGTTGCCCTCCATCTTTATCATAAATTTGTTTTCTGCCAATACGATTCCTCCGGGAGTTTCCGTGAATATTGGCTCTGTTCCGTTGTAAATCTGAAATTCCACATCATTCCGGCAGACGGCATCTCCGCCGTCCATCGGAATAGCTGCCAGAACTTCTTTTGTATCGGTCTTATAGACCACCACTGTTGTCATATTGCACCTCACATGAAGTAATCATAACCGACACCATACTTCGCCATGATAAGACTCTTTGCCATTTCCTCTAACTTCTGGTGTTCGGTTTCATCCAGATACACACCCTCATAGGTTCCGCCCTGATTTCCCATCCAATCATACTTGCAATGTAAAAGTTCATGCACAAGATCCTTTTCCATGCAATGTTTGAACAGCGTATTGTTCTCTTTGTAAGATTCATCGCTGAGTAACTGGATGTTTGCCTGACTGGATTCAAATACGAATGTGTTATATCCGGCGGCATCAATTACCTCTTCTCCGTCAGGATTCATAATTTTATCCTCAACGTGCGCCAGTATTAGCCACCCATCAAGGAATAACCTATGCTGCCACTCTCTCAGGCACTCTTCCAACTGCTCCTGATTTTCAAAAATATCAATCGGTTTTCCCATTACTCTGCCACCTCATAAGTCTTTTCAAAAATATCCGGTTTGCAAGGGTAAAATTCTCCGGCAACACCTTTAATGATGTAATCTCCAATGTTAGCCAAATGATTTCCCTCTAAAGTTTTGATTACCAATCCGCCTTTCACGGCGGCGTGGTCTATGCGGAAATGTTCTCCAAACGCCTCCATGTATTCGTCTTTCTTCTCGCCATTGGTAAGAAAGTCAAACATTTCCCTCTGGTTTTCTCCAGTCCATTGAATCGCCTCAATCACGACAGGCTTTTTTCTGTACCTCATGTGTTCTCCTTTACTTTCTTGGCAGATTTTACCTTGATTTTCTTCCTGCCGAACTGCTGATATACCAGAGCAGACGCATGAACACTGTCCGTACTGCATACGGTAACAGTTCTGCGGATTGGTTTTCTCTCAATGGTTTCAAACACTACTTTGTACCACCGTTGTTTCATTGGTTCTGCCCTCCTGTATTCTCCCATATATTCTTTCGCACTTTTCGGCGTGTTCACATCTGATTGTGGTTAATGCCCTTTGGGTACGATCCGCCAATACAGTAATATCAACCTTATCAACGTCAGCTTCAAAATCAGGGCAGAAAGCACAATAATCTTTCACTCTGAGTTCCATTCCATTATCCATGACAGCCCACCGCCTTTAACATACTGATTTTCTCTACCAGAACATCAACCGTTGCGTTGAGTTTGCTGTTCTTAATGCAAACTTCCTGATAATCCTCATATAATTTTCCACCATTCAGCATTTCAGTCTGTTCCTTGACTGTGGCATCCAGCTCTGCATTGAAACTTTCAAGCTGTTCAATCTGTTTCCTCAGATTGTCATTCTCTTTTTCTACTTTCGCATTTCTTTCTTCCAGAGATTTCTTGTTTGCTTTCAGTTTTTCAACCTCGCTCGTAAGTTCTCCGAGTTTCTTTATCATTTCCTGCTCAGACATGGTTCCCTTTTCCTCCGTCTCTTCTACTCCGAGAAGTACCTTAATCTGTTTCTTTGAAATGTGATATGCCATTGCAAGGGTGGCTATGGATTCCCCGGAAGAAAACTTTTGCTCAATCTCTGTTTTCTTCACGGAAATATCCACACCATTCGTATTGAACATACGCTTGTAGCCGCCCTCTTCCAGAATTTCTACTATCGTCTGCGTGTCGCACGCATTTAAGTCCGCAAGAATGGGTATCTGTCCCTTATGGTTCTTCGCCAAGCGGTAATCCATTAAGATTTGTCCCTTATCCATTCTTACCTCCCTGTTTTACCCCCCCCCACGAAGAAAAAGTCCTCATGGATTGCCTTGATAACTTCCGCATCGTAGAGCGCATTGTGTTTTTGACCTTTCGGCAAATCTATTCCTCTGTCTGTAAGGAGCTGTTCTCTCGAAATGTCAAAAGCTGCCTTTTCTGAAATATCCAGGATCATTGAAATATCTTGGCAGAGATCATGGCAAAACGGATTGATGTACTCCGGCAGCAACATGGCTCCATCTGCAATCAGTTCGCATAATAAAACCATATCGTAATGGCACACATCAGAGACAAACTGAATATCATCTCCGAAACCATCAAGCCAATTAAGTAATGCCGTTCTCACATCGTCCCTGTTGCCGATCACTCTGGTTGTAAGCTCATCCTCTTCCAGTTCCTTTTCCAGCTCCGTGTTGCCACTCAGGAGCAGATGATCCAGAACATTCTTGGTAATCCAATCATCGCACTGCGTCTCATTGTAATCGGTCAGTTCCGCATAAAACCTTTCGCCCTCATCAGAAACAAGTCCAATGCTCACAAGCGTTGTATTCTGATGCAGACCGGTAAACTCTGTGTCAAAAAATATCTTTCTCATTCAGTTCCCTCCGTTTCATCCGGGATCTCCGGCACAGCTTCAAAATTCACTCTCAGATACCGTTCAAACAATGAAGCGCAGACCATTGTGTAGCTGTATACTTCCTTGTCAAGAACCTCATCCTTGATAGAATCTGTAATCTGAGTCATCATAATTGCTGTCGGAACCGTTGATTTCTCATTCTCAAAGGCTTTCAGCATAATGTTGCCATCATATCCCTTGGCAAATTCCCTCAGCGTCATTGGTTATTCCTCCGATTTCTGTGCCTTTTTAGCTTTCTTGGCAGCTTTCTTTGCCTCTTTTTCAGCCTGTGCCATCTCAGGAATGAACTCACGGAAGATGTTGTTGTAATTTCCGTTGTTGCCAGCCCACTTCTTTACAATAGCCATAGCCAGACCGTTTTCCTTGGAATAGGTATCAGCCTTTTTGGGTTTGCGGATGGTTATTTCCTTGCCATCAACAACCTTTTTCTTGATTTCCACATTATCCATGCAGTTTACAACCGTCTTTGTGCCGTCAGACCAAAATACGATTGTTGCCGGATTCTGGAACAGGACTTTCTCGATACCGTATGCTCCAATAGGCTTGTCCTCAACCATTGCTTCTACGCACAGTTTGTCCCAACGATACGGACTACCACATACATGATTGATCTTTCCAGCGTAAGTCGTGCCATCCTCGCACTCAATAGTTACTCTCTTAAATTTCTTGTCTGCTAAACTTCTATCCATATTGTCCTCCTTAACACCTAACTGGTTAAAAATGTCTCCAAATAATGTTTCTCCCGGAATAGCGCATGATGCTATAACCTGTTCTCTTAACAATCCGATTGTGGCATTTTGGCATTTCTGTGAAAAATCCTCTGTGATACTCGCAACCGGTATATCATCAAAATCCGGCCATGGTTCTCCGAGGCAACGTGCTCTTTCGATACTCACTCTCCGACACTGTTCTGCCGATGATGCTGCCGTTACCTGTCTTGCATTTTCCCACCATCGGTTTTCGGTAAATGCCGAGTGTTGCATCACTCTGTCAAATGTTTGTAATGGTGGTATCAGCCGTTCTTTCGGTAATCCAAAGCGTTCAAAACCCTGCATGGCAAACGCTATCGGATCGGGTAAATGTGCCGCTTCTGGCGGTCTCCACGGTTTCTTTTCTTTCTCTTCCATTGGTGTCCTCCTTGTGATTTATTATCAAGGGTGGTATGCCCTTAATCTCATGTTGAAATTGTTCTCGATTTTCGCCACAACGCAGTCCTTTTTCAGTATGCACTTAGCACATTTTTCGAGATTTCTGTAAGGTTCTCTGCCAAAACATGGGCGAAACAGCTTATTTATGGCAGATTTCTTCATTTTCACTTCAAAAGGTACTTCAAATCCCTCTTTCAGATGAACAATATCCGGCATATCATACTCTTCATCCAATGTAGGCTCAGATATTTCCTTAATTTCCGCAAGCGGTATGGGGTCTCCAAGCCATTCATTCATGATAAAGAGCTGTGGTTTGGTCTCATTTGCCATACATATCCCTCCTACACCTCTATTAAAGTGAATACGCGTTTGTATACATCCTTGTCTGGCAGACAAGGCAGCCTATTCAGTGTTGTGCCTCCAAGATAAACGTTAAATGTACAATCCCCTATGGTTAATGTTCCTATGCTGCCCGGATCATTCAGATCCACTTGTACGCTATTGTGCTTATTCAGTATCGCCCGTATGGTCTTGCATACTTCCTCATTTTCTTTTTCTGATGCAAGGCAATCAAAACACGGATTTTTATTCTTTGATGATCTCATAATATTCTCCCTCACACTCTTTCGGAGCCATAGTTCCCCATCCGTCAGCCTTTCTCAGTTCATAATGGGTTCCTCTGTCGATTGCAAAAAGTTCTTCGCCCTTGTCAATAGTCATTTCCATATTCTTCTCAATGTCGTTTACGACAATATCCTGTAAGAAACGTGCTATCATGTCTTTTTCTCCTTTATCGCTTCGGCAAACGCCGGATTCTCATACAGCTTTTCAGTAGGCCATCCCATGTGATGATACAGTTTTTCCATAAATTCAAGGCACTCCGCCTTATCATACGCCAATAGGAAACACAGTAATTGTTCTCTGTTATACAGCACTGACGGACCGACTCCCATTTTGATGTAATCGTAATCCGGGTAACGTACCTGAAACTCATTCGATGTAGCTGCCAGTATCTCAAATTTCACTGCCGATCCGCGCGGTTCCCTTATGCAATGTCTGAATGGTAAGAAATTCATACTCTCTCCCTCATTTTGGAAAGTTTTTGTTCGGATCTCTCCTGCGCCTTTTTGAGACGTTTTTCCTCTCTATCCATTTTCTTGATGCACTTATCGAGCCGTTCTGCGTATGGATTGCCCTTAATGTCTTTCTGGGAACACTCCATGATGAAAGCCTCCCTTGCCTCAGACTGATAGACCGGTCCCATGCGCCATTTCTTTTCCTCTTTTGCCTCAGTCCAAATCAGCACCGCAATTTTCAATACGAACCACACTGTATTTAGCAGTACCAATGCGATTACTACCGCCACTATCGTTTTTACCATTTTGACTATCCCTCCTTTGAATTTTCTATACCATCCTTGTGCCCGTGTACGGATCTCATCTTTCGCACGCTCCCGCTCCATACCAAGGGCATCTGTCACATACCAGCAATGCCGTTGGCTTGCCGGATGCGTTTCCGCCCAAAAGCGATATGGTCCTATCTGCGTCCCTGACCCATGTTCCCTTTTTATTTTTCGGGAAATTTTGAGAATCACTGCTCCAACCGTCCATCCAGATATTCCTCCGTCTGTGTTTCTGCGCCCACAATCTTGCCAAGGTTATACCCACCTGTGAAGATGAGACTTATCGCAAGCACAATGAGGGTTAGTATCAATGCTCGCCGTACAACTGAATTTTCCCACGCATCTGCCACTATGTTTTTGAACCATTTCAGGATTATTTTTGCAGTGATTTTCTTTCGGAATGGATTTCCCCTTACCCTCCCGGATGTAAGAAACCTCTTCCACATATTCTCACAGTTCTCATTGCAGATCTCCGTGAGTGGACATTCACAACATTTCTCCATTGCGTATGCTACTGCGTTTGCTATTTGTTCAGCATCTTTCATGGTCTTTCTCCTTATGAGGCGTAAGCCTCCGCCGATTTTTATTTTCCGCCTGTTATCGTTTCTACGAGCAGACGTGACGGCATCCTCATTATGAGGTCATTGCACATCTGGTTCAGACGGTGGTTCTCATCTGCAAGCGTATTTACCATGAGATACAATCCCTCTTCTTTGGCAAGTTTTCCGAACTCTATCATCTGGTATATGTGGAATACCGTTGCATTGGTCTTAATATGTGTTTCTGAAATCCCCTCGGTGTACGCCTCTGTCATGCAGTCCGGTTGAACTTCCGCAGCGTGTCCTCTTTCCATTTGCCCCATGCGGTCTGTTTCTTCTCTCTGCATACTTCCGCCTCTCTCTGCTCATTCTGTGTTACTGTTTCTTTGTTCTGTTCCATATTTCTCTCTTTCTATGCCGGTAGGCATCCGCCGATTTTGGATTTTGGGGTTTTGTAAACCTTTCACTTTCCATCTGTTATCTGGATGCCGTATCTGTACTTACATTGTAAATTGGGTGGTTTACGGTAATAGGATTCTTTGCTATTTTACGATTGGGGTGGTTTAGTGCTTTTTAATTTTTCGGGAACTCAGAGGGGTGAGTTGCCCCGGGGACGATCCGCCACAAACCCCCGCCCCAGGGTATAAGCTGCCGGACCTCTGCGCCCTGGCATCCTACCAACCGCCGCCGGATCTGTCCGAGTTCGTAAAAGTAAAAGAAAACGAACCGCAAAACCGCATAAATTCTATATATTTATATCTCCGTCCGTGTCTGCCGGATCTTTTCCGCTCATTTCCACCGGTAAACGCTGCGCGATCTCTGCCGCCGTTGGCAGTTCTGCCGCCTGCTTGCCTACGTTTAAATCTATCTTTTGCGCCGCCTGCGTGTAGCCGTGGTTGTTGTTCATATCTGTAGCGAATACGATCGGCGGGATCTTGCCAGCAAAGGCAAGTTGTTTCTTAAATGCGGCTATACTGGTTTTAAGTCTTTTTATTGTGTCAGAATACGCACCCGGGCGGGCTGTTTCCCAATTATTAAGTGTTTCCCTAGAAATCCCGGCAAAACTGCAAAAGCCCTCTACATCAGGCACCAAGCGCACACCCTCCGCCGCTCTATCCTTAATATATAAAATGTACTTTTCCGCTACCTCTGTAAATTCTTCTACGGTTTCCAACTTCCTAGGGCGTCCCCCTTTGTTCTGTACCTCTCCGCCCTCCGGCGTTTCCTCTGTCTGTAAGAATCCAGTTAAAAAGGTATCACATAAAACCGCCGTTGTTTCTGCGTCCGTTGGTTCATAGTCGCGCCCCTCCTTAAAACGTTTATAGCTCTGCTTTCTCACGCCTTGCGCGTCTCTCTGTGCCGTTTCTTTCTTCTCTGTTGCCATCTCTGCGCCCTCCTTTCCTCTGTGCCCTCTGTGGCGGTCCTGCACTGTCACACGGGCAAAATAAAAAGGACACCGGGAAAAGCTGCTTTCTGCTTCTCTCTGTGCCCTACGTTCTACTTTTTCGGCTATCCTTATTTATTTTATATGTGGATCTGCTCCGCCCTCCGGCGGCTCTGTTATTTCTATCTCTATACCGCAACCAATGGCGGCGGCGTATTTCTCCATATCGTCAAGCGTGAATTTATCGGCGTTTAGTCTCTGGTTTACGTTCTGCCGGGACACGCCCAGACGATCCGCCACCTCTTGCACCGATACCCCGCGCCGCTTCATCATAACGCGCATCTTTTCGCCAAAACTCAACCGCACCGGCTCCGCCCTCCTTTCTATTCTATACACCTATAATATATAGGAATCTGCGCCGCCTGTCAAGTCTGCTGTTTACATGGTAAACACTGCGCCGGGGTTTTCTTGCACTTTGTAAAGTGTACAATTTACACAACAAACCGCCCCTATTTTGTTTAGTCAGCTATACATATTTCACAAACCGAAATAATTTGTAAATTTTCCGCTTGACTTTGTAAAGAATACGCTTTACAATACAAGCATAAAGAACGAACCGCAACGGACAACAACGAACCGCCGGACGTTCAGCAAAACAAACAAGCGCAGGCAAGGGCGCACGGTGTACCCCAAAAGAACAACGCACCGCAGACCGGACCAAGGGAATCAACCCGGACCAAGGCAACGGCGGCGCGGCACTTATTAAGACGAGACCGAAACACACGCCCCACCGCCTCCGGCTTGTATCTCCTGTGAGGGCTGCCCCTGTGGTAATGAGTGCATATATCAGGAAAAAGGAAAATTGTAAACCTGTGCTAGGGTGTACCAATTCACACCGCACATATAAAAAAGATAATTGAGTTATTGGAAGTATGAAAGCACTTTGAAACTTTCAGAACCGCACGAGATCGGGAAAGCGGTATAAAACCGGCCCGGCATCGAGTGAAAGCAGTTAGCACTCTAACAATGATTAACGCCCCCGACGCTCCCAGGGGAAAGCGGGAACCGCTCCGGAACTATTGAGCCGGGGCGATGGCTGGAACGAGTTGACCATATACACGCAGCATAAAAGGGAATGGCCCGGGCGAACCCCCGACAAGCCGCCGTCTGCAAGTCTGACGTAAACGACTATTGAGAACCAAATAAAAAAGGGCGATCCGCTACACCTACCAAGCGACACAGACCGCCGCCACCCCTCCGGGGCTTGTCTCCTATTATAACAGGCTTTCCCGGATGGAACAACAGAAAAGAGAGGGAAAGACCATGACAGCAGAAAAAATTATTGATTCTTTAAAATTCACATTTGAAGAGGCAGACGAACAAAAGGACCTTTTTACACCGTCCCACGTTCTCTATAAATGCCGCATTATCAACCCGGCAAACAACCGCCGTTATACTTTTGACTATCAGTGTAACCCATCCGCAACCCATGAGCCGGAGAAAAAAGACTGTTTATATTGTCTTTTGTCTGATTCCTCTTGTGTAGAGAGTTGCACAGATGAAGCCGACTTTTTAACAGAGTTTGGATATATTGACGGCGGAGCGGATCAGGTTAGAAAAGGCTTGAAAGCGTTTAAGGCTTGCCAGAGAACAAAGAAAGCTATTGAAAGGCTTTTCACGGATGACGAGATCGAAGCTCTGCAGGCACATTTTGAAAACTACTAAACCGATAGAAACGAGGCGCGCGCCCTCCGGGGCGCTCCCTCTCAAAATATAGGAGATCAACACCATGAGAAAAGAATACGCAAGTTATAACCGTTACGGATATAGAAATTTAACTATCATTATTGATACAGACAAAAAGCACGTTACATTATATCACGGATGCACGGCACCGATCAGCAAGCCGGACAAGAAAACAAGTTCTAAATTTATCCGGGAACAATTCGAGACATTGACCGCCGCCGGATTCACAAGCGAAGTATTTTAGAAAGGGGGGTTATATTATGAATGAATCTATTAAAAATCTTTTATCATTGAATAATAAGGCTTTACAGTTTGCGCATGATGTAGACGGATTCGACTTTGAAAAACCTTACTTTATTGCAGAATCGGCGGACCGTTTCACAGTAAACACCGTTAAAAAGGCAGTAGCCGAAGCGATGAACCCGGCAAAATGTAAAATTGTTTTGTTTGTCGTTCCTGGTGTGCATTGTTATAAATCCGGTTTATATTATGCAATATTAAGAAGCGGAAAATTTGACGGGACGCGCCGCGAGGGTGCGAAGTATTGGAACTATCGCACCACTACCGGAGAATTTGACATAGATCATTGCTATGGTGTCGGAGACTTTGAAGGGCTGCGCAAGAAACAGACTGAAAGCATTTTTATAATCGCCCAGGATAAATGCTATATAAAAGAACCAGAAGCAAAAATATTTAATGTTTCCCGGCGGTATACTCTGGACGATGCCAGAAAGAGCACGGACGGACGCGGAAACGATTATATAAAATCCTTAGTATTGACCGCCACGGATGGCAGCGGCGCACGTTTCACATACGAACCATATAACACATTTTACGGAAACGAAAAACGATCCGCGGATATTGCGGACCATATCGACAAAAGCGGCTACTTGTTACGCCCTCACCGCTTCGCATTGATGGAGCGAGCGGAAACATTGAGACGGACCAGGAAACAGGCAGAGGCAAACAACGCCGACTATACAAATGAGATAGCCGAACTGCAGAAACGCATTGACGCAACTAGAATTTTATTATCTAACGCCGTTTTGAATTGTCAGGACGCAACCGCGGCGCGTGGCGTGTCTAACAAGATGAATTATTTTTCTTATGCTCTTTCTTACTTTGAGACATTCAAAGAAAAAATAAATAATAAGCGTTATGCAAGTATAGAGCGTATCAATTCAGATATTGAGGATATAAAAGGCAAGTTGGATCATTGTGCAGAGTAAGACGGACGGCGGCGGATCATCCGCTCCGGCTCCGCCGGATATACTGAGAGACAGGAGGCTTTAGGATGGCTTATAAATATCTGAACCGCTCCGCAGTATTGGAACATCTGCAAGAGGGGCAAACAGTAAATATTGATGAATATATAGAAAAGCTGCGTTTTTTTAAGAAGTACACCGACAGCCAAGGAACCTATATAACGGATCGTCGCTATATTGAGTATGCAGAAATCGGCTTGCACTATTTCAAGTATGATACATTGATAAAATTCTTTGAGGATTTCAAACATAGAAACCATGAAAAACGTATATTGATAACATTCAGCAAAAACCACCGCTTACAATGTGAGCCGGTGCAGGATTAAGGAGGCCTTTATATTATGGGATGGGATTATACACACGCTACACACTACACCAGAACCGGAGCTATTGACCGGAAAACAGAGATTGACGAGCTTTACACCTGGCAGAACGACACCAGGAAAGCCGAAGTTGTACGGTCCGCAATGGTAGGAAGTACATACTATGCAGCTATTAAAATAACAGAATTGAGTACCGGAGAGGCTGAGACATTCGCCGCTGTTGCATTGACGCACACCAACAACCGGGACTATTTCAACTTTGGAGTTAAGACGATGGAGGAAAGCTCCGGACCATGCGAAGATCATTGCCCGGCTTCTATTCTCTCTCTTCTCTCCCCTACTGATTCAGAATATGCCAATAACTGGCGCGAGAGATGCAGAAAGAACATTGAATCAAAGAAAGATCCGCACGCATTAAAAAATTTACCTGTCGGCGCAGTGATCCGCTTTACTCTCCACACTGGGGAAAGCATTGAACTATTGAAGCACGCCGCGGCGTATCAGTTCAAACGCCCTTTCTGGTTCTGCCAATCATCCGGCCACTATATGCCAGTAACCAGGATCCCGGCAAATTATGAAGTAGTCACAGCATAACATATTGAGTTTAGGAGGATAAAAAACCATGAATAATACAGCATTGAGAATTGAGAACGGTATGAGCAGTTTTGAGTTACTGCAGGCCAAGGTGTCAAGCCTTGAAGCAACAGAAAAGCGCATGAGCATTGAAGAGGATCGCCGCATGGCTGCCATTGATGCAATGGATCGCACCTATAACAATCCATCTACACCGCGCCGCACACGCTTTGAGCTTTCTATTGAGCTTCCTATTCAGCGTGAGGCATTGAAGAATTACCACAATGAGCGCAGCCGTGTATCTGCCGAACTTCGAGGATTAAGAACGGCCATTGATCTTATATTGACAGTTTCCAATTATGGCGGAGAGGTAACACCGAATAATCGCCGGATGATTGAGAGCATATTAGCTTAAACGTTACATTTTAACATTGAGTAACAGCGTGTAATATGGAGGTAACACATGAACAAAGATAAATTAGAAGTATTTATGAACTACTTAAAAGAACAGTTTCCCGGTTGCATTGAGGATCATTTCACTTATGATTTGATCAAAAATCTCATTGACTATGTATATAGGGAGCACGGTCACACAAAGAACTCCGCAAGGGCGATTATCGCAAGCATACTTCCAGAAGTAACCTATGAGGAATTGGAGGCTTACTTACCTGATTTTGATGAATGGGAGGCGAAATTATGATAAAGATGTCATTCTACGATGGAACTTTAGACAGGGCAAAGGCAAGGGAAGTTGTCGAGACATCCGAAAAGCCTTTAATGTTCCGATATGGCTTCGCTTTTAGGGGCGCAGAGAAAAGACCTATAACCAAAGAAAAAGCATTGAGTATTATTGATGATTCCGGCAACTATCTGGATATAACAGAAACCGACAATGAGATCCTTTTGAATACTTTTTCAAGTAATGATATGTTGTAGGAGGTATGAACATGGTAGTTATTTCATTGACAGATAGAGAACAGACATTATTGAGTGATAGTGTATTGACGATGATAGAGAACGCAGGGCAGGCGCAACGCCTTGTATGTGACACTGAATCGCAGAAAGCTATTGACATACACATCAAAGAATTACAGGCATTAAACAGAAAGTTGTGTACTACCGGCATCCGGTAAAGAAAGGATTGAGAACCATGAGAAAGAAAAGCGTATTTATTAACTGTATGGAGGCATTGACCGCAAACAGAAAACACAGCGAGGCCCGCACACTTCTCAATGCAGGACTGAAAGAGTCCGCAGAGAGACAGACCGCTGCCACCGCTCCGGCGTATGAACTTACAAAGCCGTATATCTTCCCTGCCGTTGATGGCAATATGACTTATCACACCTCATGGGGATCTCATGGAGTAAAGAACGAAGCTGAAACCATATTGAGTGTATTGAACTCTTTCCGCCTCCGCTCCACCCTTGCAAAAATCAATCAAGGACCACGCCTTACACAGTATGTTATTGAACCGGCTCCCGGAACTCAGGTGCAAGCCATTTTGAGACATGAAAAGGAATTTCAGGCAGCTTTACATTGCAACGCCTCTTTGAGATTTGATAATGGCTATGTGTATATTGAGGTTCCGACCGGTACAGAAACCGTGTTCCTGGGCGATATGCTCATTGATAATGAGTATCAGTCCTCCAGTGGTTTCACAATGGCGATCGGCATGGCGGTTGACGGTTCCAAGCATTACATTGATATTGCCAAGGCTTGCCATATCCTCATTTCTGGTATGACCGGATCTGGTAAATCAATCGTTCTTCATAACCTCATCTTGTCTCTATTGATGAAAAAGAATCCGGCACAGATGCACTTATATATCATTGACCCAAAAGCAACAGAGTTTGAGTATTACAAGAACCTTGCAGCGTGTACGGTTGTATCTGAGGTAAATGGTGCGGTTGAACTATTGAAGAACCTTTGTATTGAGATGGATCGCCGCTACTCCATTCTTGCCTCTACCGGCTGCCGTGACATTGACAGCTATAATACAAAGTTCGCAGATGCTCCTATGAGGCGTGACATAGTTTTCATTGATGAGTTATCCGACCTTATGAGCATGGGTGGAAAATCCGTTGAGGGACATATTGTAAGAATTGCACAGAAAGCCCGTGCCTGTGGCATCCACCTTGTAATCGCTACACAGTACCCGGTTGCAAAGGTTGTTACTGGATTGATTAAGGCAAATATGCCTACAAAGATCTGTCTCCGTGTTGGTACAGTCACAAACTCTATGGTCGCATTGGATATGGCCGGCGGCGAAAAGCTCATGGGTCATGGCGATATGCTCTTTCTCCCTAACGGTTCTCTTTCCCCGGTAAGGTTGCAAGGTGGGTTTGTATCTGAGACGGCAATCAACAATGTCGTTGCCGGTTTGATGAAAAATCAGTAAGTAGGAGGATGGTTAGAATGGCAGGAAAGACAACAACAGCTTGTACACATAAACAGTACGAGGCTATCATAAAAACTTTATATGAGGGCATTGGAGACTGCATACAGCCTAATCCCCGGATTGCTACGATCCTCGTTATTGAGGCGAATGTAGGATTGCGTATTGGAGATACACTCTCCCTCCGGCGTTCCTCTTTCATTAAGACACCCTCCGGCCACGCTTTCAATATCGTTGAGCATAAGACCGGAAAGGTTCGCCGTTTCAAGGTCCAGGAACAGGTCTACAACTTCCTCCTTGAATATGCGGACTCTGAGGGCATTGAGGGCGATGATCTGATATTCCCTATCGGTGTCCGGGCAGTGCAAAAACATCTGAAAAAGGTTTGCGACTGGCTCGGTCCTGAATATGAGGATATATCCACCCATTCGTTCCGTAAATACTTCGGAACAGAGATTTACTACAAGAATGGAAAGGACATTGAACTGGTCCGCCGCCTGTATCAGCACAGTTCCGCCGCCGTTACGGCTCGTTACTTGGGTGTTACGGACGAAAAGATTGAACAGGCATTAGATTCCCACGTTGATATTATTTACCGCCCCAAATGAGGCGCATATATAGTAATGGTTCCTTATAAGATTTGTCTATTTGAGTGTCGTGTAACAGGTTTCTGGCAGTTTTTAATGTGAAAACTGCTGCCGGTATGAGGGTTGATAACGGCATACACCATCCCTTTGTTGGTTGACAGGTTTTCCGGCTTTAATGCGAAACCGGATAAGGATAGTGGGATCTCCTGACATTCGCGTATCTCCGGCGGAGCGCACGATGCCGCTTGATAAGAACGTGTCCAAATAGACAAATGCTATAAGGAACCATTGAAGAAATGGAGGTCTTAGGCATGATTGATATTACAAACTGCAATAAAATCATAGTCGATACCATCGGGAAAACAGAGAAGATCATTGAATGGTATCAGCAAAATAAAGATTGGTTGGATGCCGAAGAGTTCCGCATCCCCATCCCCTCCGCATTGGTTGAGCTGCCGGAGGAAGATATTAAATTCTATTATGAGCAGGAGGGTGTATTCGTCAGGTTGCATCTATATATGGGTGGCGTGTATGTCTGCAATTATCGGTATGATCCGAAAACTCAGGAAATCGAAAACATTGTCTTTCCTGCCGGATTAAGCAAAGAGAAACGAAAGGTTGCCCGGATGGTTCTTGCCGCTGACAGAACGCCATACAAGGAGGCATTGAAGTTCCATTCTCTCATGTGTTTTGCAACTCATTACCGCAACTGCATTGAGACTACGGAGCAGAAAGAGAAACGCATTTCTCATAAGCATCGAAAAATCCTGCGCCGTTCCGGCGGTGCTACACCACTGATAACCACATACCGCATTGATAGCAGACCTGTTCCTGCAGACGGTACAAAAAGGCACTACACAAAGCCTACCGAACAGGTAAGTGTGAGGGGATTTTACCGAACTACCAAAACCGGTAAACGTGTATGGGTTCGCCCTTTCACAAAATACAATGGAAATTCTGGAAATAACAAAACATACAAAGTATAGGAGGATCACTATGAGTAATTTGAAAGTTTATGCAAAAACCATCGAAGATGAGGCTTTGGAACAGATTAACACTCTTCTGTCTCAGGATGCCTTTAAGGACTGTAAGGTTCGTATCATGCCGGATGTTCACGCCGGAAAGGGATGCGTCATTGGCTTTACTGCGGATCTCGGAAACAAAGTAATTCCAAACATCGTTGGCGTGGATATTGGATGCGGTATGCTTTGCGTCAGTTTAGGGCATAGGGATTTTAATGCTGTTGCATTGAATACTTTAGATCGTGTTATCCGCACCTATGTTCCAAGTGGGAAAAATGTGCATGATGGGCGGCAAATGCGTTTTGAAGAATTGAAAGAACTTTATTGTTACCGGGAATTAAAAGATACCAAACGTCTCGAACGCTCTATTGGCACTCTCGGCGGTGGCAATCATTTCATTGAGGTTGATGTTGCAGAGGACGGTTATAAGTATCTGATTATCCATACTGGCAGCCGCAATCTTGGGAAACAGGTGGCAGACTACTATCAGAACCTTGCCTATGAGTTGATGTGCGGTAAGGATGATCTGTATGATCGTCAGGAAAAGCTCATTGCCGACTACAAAGCCGCTGGAAGAAAATCTGAGATTGAATCCGCAATCAAGGAGCTGCGCCGAAACTTCCGTGCTGTC